ACGGCTTTGCGGGTGATCGCGTAGCCGAGGCCGATTTCGGTGTGCTCTTGGTTGTAGATGAAGCGCTCACCGGCGTTGTTGTCGAACGCGGTCTGGCCGCCTTCGGTCTTCAGCTGGGCATAGCCGAGGAAACGCATCTCGGCGGTACGCTCAAGAGCCATCTTCGAATTGTGCTTCGTGAAGATTTTGTCGTACTGAGACGGGATCATCTCGTACTTGCCTTCGACACCACGGAGGCCGGGGAGCAGAAGGTCTTTGATGGCAGAAAGGTTAACAGCCATTTTTCATGCTCCTCAGATGCCGGTCAGCTGCTTGGTGCTGACGTTGTTGAAGGACACGATGACGTAGTTGTAAGCCCCTGCGTCAGTGCCCGGTGTGCCGGGGGGATCGATGTCAAGGCTGAGGACGCGGAACGGCAGGGTTGCCGTCACGGCAGCAGTCGTGATGTCGACCGAAGCTCCGGAGATGCCGGTGGCTGCGTTTCCGGTGCCAATCACGAAGTTCACGTTCGCGTTGATGTCGGCATTGGTTGCGCCGGTTGCACCGGTTTGAACGATGAACTTGGCGTTCGGATCGTTGACGATGTAGCCTTCGACCACTTGGTTCGAAGCAACATCGGAGCCGGGCCAGTAGTTCGACCAGACGGTACGCTTCTGCGACACCGACAGGTACTTGCACCCTTGGAAGATGCCAGCGATCTGGGTGGTGCCGGGAGCGCCGACGACGACGAAGCCGTTGGCATCGGGGAGGACGGGGTCGCCGTAGTAGATGGCGGAGGCATTGTAAGCGACGCGGACGGCAACCTGTTCATAGGTCGGGGCCGATCCGGTGCCGCTGTATTGCCGGAAACCGAAAGGCGCGTTTGTGTTCGCCATAACGGGGTTCTCCTTTACAGGAGGTCCATCATCGCGCGCCGGGGCGACTGTAGAACCGGGGAGGGTTAACTCCCCACCGAGGGGAGAATTCCTGCAGTCTACACCATTTTGGTTGTTAGTAAAGAGTACGAAAAAAAGGGTGCCGAAGCACCCCTGTAGTTCGAGGATGTATTTTCTACATCGAGAACATCGAGCATGCAATGGCTGTTTTGCCGTTGAACAGCACGCCCTTCTTCTTCGTGTGGAGCTTCACGAGAGCGCACCGGTTCTTCAGCATCTTGTTTGCCCCCAGATCGCTGGGTGGCGCGACCTGAAGGTGGGTGCACACCGTGCATTTCATGCCCTTTGACGGGTCAGCCCAAGTAACCTGACCCTTCGTCGTCTGAGCCATTCTTTCTTGAAGGTCCATCCGGTAAATCCGCGTTGAGGAAGATTGAGACGTGCGGCTCCAGCTTTTCCCAAGCCTCTTGGATTGCTGGGGTGCCCTCACGCCGGATCGCCCGGCGCAAGCGCTCTATGTAATTGTAGATGCGGACTATCCGGATCATTCGTCAGGAATGGCGATGGCTTCGTAGCCCTTTTTCACCTTGACCAGATCGTTGCCCTTGTTGCTGCGCTCGAACTGGCCCTGAGGCGTCGAGGACAGCTGCTCTTCCTTGGCGCGGACCTGCAGACGGGCACGACGAAGCTCAGCAGCGCGAACCTCTTCGGTGATCTCCAGCGGGCGCTCCATCAGGACCATGCCCTTGCGGGTGATCTCGTTGCCTTTGTGGCCGATGGGCATCATCTCAGGGTGGCGGGACACCGGGACGTATTCCCAGCCCTTGCGGGCGAGGGCGACTTGGTGGGCCGGGTCTTCAGCGCCCAGAACGGTCTTCATCTTCCACTCGTACGACCAGCCTGTGGGGATGACGCCGGGCTCGACGAAGTACTCGTCGTTGCCTTCATCGACATCGGCATGGCCACGGAGTTCTGCAGAACGACGTGCAGCGCGCTCCACAGGGCTCTCCTCTGTCTTCGTGGTGACGGGATCGGTAGGGCGCATGGAGGGACGCACAGCCTTGCTCACGGGGGTGAAATCAGCTTCGGACATCAGTTAAGCTTCCCTTCTTTTTGCAGCGCCATTTTGTTCTTGGCGTAATCCTCAGGCTTCATGCCCATCATGTCCGCCATCTCGCGCTCAGCTGCAGAGAGCCTGACGACGTTGGTGCGGCTGTTACCACCCCGAGAGACCGGTGCAGCCGCAGGCGCGGCGTCGCGGCGCTGGGTGACCTTGGCGGCGTACTCGTCCGTGGTTTCCGTCTGGGGGGCCGCTGGCTTGATTTTCAGCGTCTCTTCGATGGCAGCGAAGTAATCCTCGCTGTCGACCCGGATGCCGTCCGCCATGGCAAGCTCATGGGCCGCGATCATCTTGCGGTTCAGCTTGCTGTCCTTGACGTACTCCGGGTGCCTGCGGACCCAGTCTGCGGACTTGGACGAAAGCTGTGCGGCGAAGGCTTCCACCGGGTCGGAAGGCGTTTGGACCGGCTCAGGCTGCTTCGGGCGGGCCTTCATGGCTTCAAGGCCGTTGCTCAGCTGGAGGAGCTTGGCGGCATTGCCAGACATCTCCTGCTGGATGTCGGCTGCAGCAGAGAAGTTGCCCTGAGACATGGCGTACTGGTAGTTCTGCTTCAGGATTTCATCATCCCGGCGCAGGGTGTCGATGGCATTGGACACCAGCTGGACGTTTGTCTCGTCTTCGCTGTTGCGGGCGTGGTGAGCATCGCGTCTTGCATCGTACGCAGCACGTTCAGCATCTTGGCGGGCAGAGCGCTCGGCTTCCAGCTGGCGGCGAAGCTCGGCAATACCATCCTCAGGGGGGATCGCTACCTGCTCCGGCTCTTCTTCGGCCTCAACGTTGATGATGACGTCTTCTTCTTCGTTATCCATGTCAGTTCCTTACCAAACTGCGTCAGGGTGGGGCACCCGACCCTTGATGTTGACGTCGTCGAAGATGCGGCAGAGCACGCCGTTCACAGTGATCGACCATCCGTCGGACGGGCGGAAGACCAGCCAGTCGTGGTCGTCGAAGGTCAGACCGTTGAACCAGTTGCCGTCCTGTTCGAACGCCAGCGGTCCGCGCTTGACCAGCAGCCCCACTTTGGACTGGTAGCGGTCTTCGTCGCGGTGGCTGTCGGTCAGGATCAGGCCGGATTTGGTCTTTTCCGGGCGGATGTAGATCGCGAGAAGGATTTGATTGTGGAACAACTCGACCTCAGACAGGTCGCCAATCGCTGTGAGGATGGCCTCCTTGGGGTCGGTATCGTGCGACATAAGCATGTGGGGCATGGATAATCCTATCTCATTTTGCTGATGGTGGTTGCCGCCTCGTCGCACATGGAAAGGATTTCCTTCAGTTCGGAAATCCTGCCCACGCCTTCGCGATAATCCTCCATGGAGGACACTGCGAGGCCGAGACACAAGTTTACGGAGAGGTCTTCGATCCGGTGCTGGATCATTCTCTTAAGCTCACGCTCGAAAGCGCTGCTGACTGGGTTGATCATTTTCTAAGCCTAATCATCATGTTTTTCTTGGGACGCCCAGCGGCGGGGCCGGACGTCCCATTCATAAACGCAGAGGGAGGAGAACTGCGCCTATTTCCTCAGGTCTTTGTTCATCGTTTCGCCATAAGCGTCAACCTTTTCCTTGCGCGCACGACCGCCACCGGAACCGCCGGTGATTGGATACACGACCTTGCCACCAGACTTGCGGGCCATCATGGGTCCGGGCATCGGGGGACGGGGCGGCATACCGCCGGGAGCGCCGCCGGGAGGCATACCACCAGCAGCGCCAGCCAGAGCCGCACCCAGACCGGGTGGCAGCTGTGCAGGCATCGGCATCGGCGGCCCACCGGCGGGCGGCATGGCGGGGCCGGGCATCGGCATCGGCGGCTTGGGGATACCAGCCTCAGGCTGCGGACCCATGGAACCCAGCTTGCCGTCGTGGTGGGGCGAGATGATGATGTTGATGTTGGTCTTGCCGACCTTGCCGCCAGACTTGCGGGCAGTGCGGCTGGCCACGCCACCACCACAGGCTTTGCACGTGCAGCCTTTGTCATGGGCTTTGTCGGCTTTCGACCCCTCCCACTCCTTCATCGACATGCCGTGCTTCTTGGCCAGAACCTTGTCTTCGGCCATGTCCTTGGCGGAACCCTCGACCTTGCCACCCTTCTTGTGGCCATCGCCGGACTTCACCATGCGGTCCAGAATGTCCTGATTTTTCATTTCCTCAGGGTCCATGTAGCGGGCCTTGGGGCGAATGCTCTTCTCAGGCGCATATCCCATCTTCGCGGGGGCTTCGGGGCGCGGCATGGGGCGCATAGTGCCGCCATCCATCTTCGCAGTGCGGCCACCGTCCTTGCGCTTGGCGATGTACTTGGACACCGGCGCTTCGGTCGGGGGCTCCACGGAGACCGGATCAGCGGCGGAACCACCGATGTACTTGGCCGTGCGACCGCCCTTCTTGAAGCCACCGACGTGCTTCTTGCCGTCGCGCTCTTCGTTGGCGATCCGCTGGTTGGTGTTCGCCAGTCCAATGTTGCCACGCGGGGTGCGGCTGGCATTGCTCTTGGCCTCTTCACCGTCGACCTTGCCACCAGACTTGAACGCGCGGCGCGAGATCGGACGCATGCCCGTCTTCACATCAGCGTTCAGCGGCTCAGCTGGCGTGAAAGTTGAACTGTCCAGTTTAGTTGAAGAGGCTCCAGCGAGGCGACGAGCCTTGCTTTTCATCGCCTCACGAAGGC